ACCGTGGGCATAAACATATAGCTTTCTTCCACGGCATTGTCGCTTCTCTGTCTAAACCGTGTCAGTGCTTTGGTTAGTGCAGTTTCATAGTGTATAGGATCAAGCTCTACATCCACCATGCCGCCGCCTAAGAATGTGTTTACATAATCGAATATTTCTTGCTTTTGGGTAACTAAATCGCTCATATTGTTCTCCGTATTGTATTTATTCGTTACGATAAATATGTATATGCCAAGACTGTCACTATACAAGCCCGAACGCGGTAACGATTACGAATTTCTAGACAAGCAAATCGAAGAGATGTTTGTGGTAGGTGGTACCGAAATCAATATTCACAAATATCTAGGAAGTAACAATCTATCCGACGATGAAGCTGATGCGGTACAACCACAATACGATGCTGTGAAAGAAACCAACATTCAAGACTTGCTGTTCCTTGAAAACAGAGACAGAAAGTATGATCCGGATATCTATAAAACCCGCGCCATTTACAACGTGCAAGATATAGATTTTGATCTGAGTGCGTTTGGATTATTCTTGAGCAATGACACGCTGTTTATGACTGTGCACATTCGCAACATTGTGAAAACACTGGGCAGAAAACCTCTCAGCGGTGATGTCATAGAACTTCCGCATTTAAAGGACGAATATGCCCTTAATGATTATTCAGTGGCACTAAAGCGTTTCTACGTTATAGAAGATGTAAACAGAGCCTCAGAAGGATTCAGCCACACTTGGTATCCGCATCTTTACAGGCTGAAACTGAAACAGATATACGACGGACAAGAATTCAAAGAAATACTGGACTTGCCAGCCGAAGAAGAAAATCCAGGCGGAGACACACTGAGAGATTTACTATCAGTGTACGACAAAGAAATGCAAATCAATGATGCTGTCATCAAACAAGGCGAAGCCGAAGCACCCCTCAGCGGATACGAAACCAGTCATTTCTACACCGTGACTAGAACAGAAGACGGGCAGGTAGATTTGCGTCCTGCCACGGATACCGAAGTTGACAGCACGGGCGTAAACACTTCGGAAGTTGTTCCTCCTGCAAGACAGGGTTACACAGGCTATCTGCTCAATTACGGTGACGGTGAAGCACCCAATGGAGCCGCGTTTGGAAGTGGCATACAGTTTCCACTGGATAACGAACGGGGTGATTATTTCATGCGCACTGACTTTTTGCCCAACAGGCTGTTTAGATATGACGGCGAGCGTTGGATCAAGGTAGAGGATTCTCTCAGAGAAACACTCACCAATAACAACACCAGAAGCACGCAGAAAGCAGGCTTTATCAACAACACCGCCACAAACAGCATAGGCGGTGAGACGGTGCCAGAAAGACAAGCTCTAAGTAAAGCTCTTAGACCCAAGGCGGATAATTAATGGAATTTTTTTACGACGGGCAAATACGCAGATATGTTACCCAGTTGATGAGACTGCTCAGCAACTTTCCTGTGCGATACGGTGACGGAACCATTACTGCTATTCCGGTAGTGTACGGTGATATTACACGCCAGGTTGCAAACATTATTCGTGACAACTCAGAAAACAAACTGCCCAGCGCACCCAGAATGGCTGTGTATCTCACAGGACTGGAGCAGGACAGAGATCGCACACAAGATGCCACGTTCATAAACAAGCTGAACATCAAAGAACGTGCTTACGATGAGGACGGCGAAGAATACCTTAATACTCAGGGTAAGAATTACACTGTAGAAAGATTGATGCCAACACCCTATTTGCTTAAGGCAAACGTCGACATATGGACGTCTAATACTGATCAAAAGCTTCAGGTAATTGAGCAGATAGGGGTATGGTTTAATCCGACTCTGGAGCTGCAAACAACAGATAACTTTGTGGATTGGACCAGCATTACCACACTGGAATTGGAAAACATAAATTGGAGCAACAGAACTATTCCCGCAGGCGTGGACTCAGAAATAGATGTTGCTACGTTAAGCTTTAATATTCCTATATACATATCTCCGCCTGCAAAAGTCAAGAAGCTGGGCGTTATCACAAACATTATTACCAGTATGTTCAATGAAGACATTGGTGACATAGAAACTGGTGTTTCCAGACCCATAACAAACGCCTACGATGATGCAATATCTCCAGGTGTAACAGAAAATCAATTTGGCAGAAAGTCTGTGACAGAAAGCACGGATCAAATGGCAAACGTAAACTACCTCAATTATGGGGCGTACATAGACGGCACAACTGCACAAATTATACACAGAGGTGCAGTGGGCAGTGTTAACTGGAGAGACGTTCTAGAAAGCCTGCCAGGACAGTATATTGCGGATATCAGCAGAATATTTTTAGAAAACAAAGATTCAGATGCTGTGGTAACAGGTTCAATCAGCCTTAACCCGTTAGACGAAAGCAAACTCAGCATAAACTGGGATTCGGACAGTTTCCCCCAGGACAGCATTATATCAGGTCCCACAGGTGACAAAACCACAATCGATTATATTATTGATCCCCAAAAATTCAATCCTACCACGGTAAAGCAGGCAGGCACTAGACTGTTGCTGTTGGATGATGTGGGCAATGAACTTGCCACAGAAGGAGCCGCCGCTTGGAAAAACACGGACGGCACACGCTTTGTTGCAAGTGCAAATGATATTGTAGAATGGGACGGTGCACAGTGGCACATTGTGTTTGACAGCAGTGAAACTTCTGCTGTGACATATGTTACCAATTTGAATACCAGTGTGCAATATCGTTATGCAGACGGTGATTGGCTATTAAGCATAGACGGCGAGTACCCAGTTGGCACCTGGCGCATCAGCCTAGATTAATAATTACTGTATGAGCGAACTTATTGTGTGCAGTGGTGCACTGTTTTATACCCTTGATACTAGGCGTTTTCTAATGCTGTATAGAAAAAACGGCAAGAGAAGCAATCAATGGGGACTTGTGGGCGGTGCAAACAAAGAGTCGGAAACTCCCTGGGAAGGGCTTCAAAGAGAAATCACAGAAGAAATAGGCGAGCTTCCTGAGATTGTGAAAACAATTCCTTTAGAAACATTTATTTCCAGCGATGAAAAGTTTCAATTTCACACCTATCTCTGTCTTATTGGAGAAGAATTTATTCCTTTGCTTAATTCAGAACACGACGGATATGCTTGGGTAGGGATGAATAATTGGCCCAAGCCTTTGCATCAGGGGTTGCGCAATACTCTCAATGCAAAGACAAACAAAATTAAACTGGCAACCATAGAAGAAATGGCTGATTTGTTTTAGACCCTGCCAACAACTATTTCTACAACGCCGGGCTCTTCGTCAGTTTTAACACCAACTGCTTTTCCTATAACACTGGACATAGGTGGATCATTATTAACCATTGCGTGTCCTTCAACATAGCTGGTCACAATCAAATCGCCTTTTTCTACGCTTCCTATCACTTTACAGGGCACTCTACCTTGCAGTGCTAACGGCACCACTGTGGAACCTTCTAGTTGTGTGTTCATTAGAGTTGCAGGTTGTGTAGATACTATACCTGCTGCCCTAAAGTTATTAGCAGTGTCTGTAACAGTTACTTCGGCGTCACCGCCAAACACCAATACCGTGCCAGGTTCATAGAATTCGTCTGCGATATAATTCTCCGCTAAGTCAGCGTAGAATGCCTCTAGTGCTGTTCCGTTAAACAGGGTTGCATGCATGGTATTCCATTTCAATCCACTGGTGCCTAGATTGTAAGTATTATCCAAGCTAGGGGCAACAGTACCATTTATTTCTAATTTAGCAGTAGCATTATCTGCAATTTGTAAAATTGTTCCTGATGCGCCACTCAGTGTTACTGTGCCCTGGTCTGTTGCGGTTACTTCTAACACCAATGTTTGAGGACCAGTAGATCCGTCTGCACCTACAAATTCAATCACAGGATTAAGTGTGTCCCCTTGACGTGGTCGAATTACAATATTTTTATCTGTGTTTGCCATCTGTTATTATTCCTCACCTTTATCTGTGTATTCAACCTGGAATGGAGCTACATCTTTGCGCTCTGCCCAGACTGTGTAGAAGCAATCTATATCTGCAATATCTTTGTTTTCTATTCCCACAATCACTGTGTTATTTACAATGTCTGCTACGAACAGCTGCTGGTATCCTCTGTTTGCGGTCAGTGTAACCGTGATACTGTCCTCGTCTACTAGTCCTGTCCAATAATCCGGCATCTCAATTGTGTTTGTGCCTTTGAGTTTTCCTCTGACGTATACACCGTTTTCTGGACCTTCTAAAGATCCATATCTCAGTTTCATTCCTGATTTAGTTGGATGATCAATTATAAAGCTCTTGGTTTGTGCTGTTAGTGTGCCTGCATCTACTGTGCCGGAGAAGAACCCGTTTGCAAATTGTTCTGTTGCAGAACCTATATTGTATACAGCATCCTGTGCTGGAATAATACTGGTTGTTAGGTTGCCACCGATTCTGCTTTCTAGTCTAGCAGTTGTATAATAAAGATTAGCACCTTCTACTAAATCATCTGTGGTGTGATTTGACAAAGAACTTACTGTTCCTGTTACATTGCCTGTCACAGACCCAGTTAAGTCGCCGTCAAAGCCACCGTTGCTGGTAATAGTGCCGCTGGCTGTTATAGCGTTAAACGAACTGGTTCCTGTGCTTGCAGTAACATTTCCTGTCAATTCGCCAGTTACGTCACCTTCAAAATTGCCGGCTACAAATGTTTCCGAGCCAACTGTCCACTTGTCTGTAGTTTCGTTCCAAGTAAGCTGTTTGTTTGCAGATGTACCTCTTTGAATCTCTAAGCCTGCACTCACACTTGGGGAACCTGTTTCATTTGAGTTAAGCAATATAATATTATCTGCCAATTCAATCAGTTCCGAATCTATGGTTGTGGTTGATCCTTGTACTTCTAAATTACCAGTGACCGTTAGATTATCAAAACTTAAATCTCCAATAAACTGTAACTGCCCATTAACAGTAACATCATTGAATGTTACGTCGTCGTTGGTGCCTACAGGCTGACCGATATCAATTACTCCGTTGGTGTAAGTAACTCCTACACCTCCGCTCAAGTGGGCATCTACCAGTATGTCTGAATAATACTTGTTTACAGTTCCATTGGCTAGATCATCGGTGGTATGGTTAGCCAGTGAACTAACAGTTCCTGTTACATTTCCTACTACGTCTCCTGTGACATTGCCAATTACGTTACCTGTGATATTGCCTGAGAAGCCATTGTTAGCAGTAATTGTGCTTCCTGTAATCTGTCCAGGAGTTGAACCACCTATAACAACTCCGTTAATAGTGCCGCCTGATATTGTCGCATCACTGAACGACGATGCACCACTAGATGTTACATTACCTGTGACGTTACCTGTCAAATTAAACGCTGCATTAGCACTTACAGACGATCCTGCACCTAAACTCAGTGATATATTTGAAAGTGATCCTCCGGTTATGTTTACATTAGAGAATGATGATGTTCCTGTACTGGTAATATCTCCTACTATGTCGCCTACAAATTCTGTGGTTGCTGTAATAGTATCGCCTGTGATGTCACCTGCATTAACAGTTCCCGATGTGCTTACATTTCCAGTTGTGTCTGCAACAGTAAATGCGCCGTCAACACTGATACCTCCATCTAAGCTGGCAAGACCTGTTACTCCTAGGGTACCTGCAATTGTAGTGTTTCCTGCATCCAGACTTCCCGATGTGCTTACATTTCCAGTTGTGTCTGCAACAGTAAATGCGCCGTCTACATCAATGCCGCCGCCTAAACTGGCAAGTCCACTGGTACTTAGTGTTCCGCTTATTGTGGTTGCACCCGACGATAAAGTTCCTGATATTGCAGTATTACCGTTGGCGGCATCTACTGTTAGATTATCATTAATGTTTAGGCCGCCATCAAGGCTTGATAGTCCTGTAACTGTTACAGTTGCAAAAGAGTTAGAACCCGATGAAGTGACGTTACCAGTTAAATTACCCGTTAAATTAAACGCAGCGTTATTTACAGTGGCTCCGTTTAAGTCTACTGTTCCCGAAAACACAGATGTGCCTATTGATGTAATGTTACCGGTTATTCCTGATGTAGCAGTGATTGTGTTACCTGTGATTGAACCAGATGTGTTTACGTTACCTGAAGTGTTCGCAACTGTGAATGCGCCATCTACATCAATACCGCCATCTAGGCTGGCTAATCCTGCTACATCTAGAGAACTGGTCAGTGTTGTAGCGGCGGCTGTCAATGTACCTGAAGTTGATATATTACCTGTTGCATTTGCCACAGTAAATGCACCATCTACATCAATACCGCCATCTAGGCTGGCAAGGTTTGTAACATTCAAAACGCTGAACGAACTTGTACCTGTTGATGTAACATCGCCGGTTAAGTTGCCCGTTAGGTCGAATGTAGCATTGCTTACAGTTGCTCCATTAAGATTTATAGTTCCTGAGAACACAGAAGCACCGTTGCTGTTAATATTGCCTACAAATCCTGAATTTGAAGTAATTACGCCGCCTGTTATGCTGCCAGTTGTGCTGACATTTCCGGAAGTATCTGCAACAGTGAACGCTCCGTCTACGTCAATTCCTCCATCTAGGCTGGCCAGTCCGGTAACATCCAGTGTGCCGTTAACTGTTGTGGCTCCTGCAGATAAAGTTCCTGATATAGCAGTGTCACCTGTGGTATCTGCCACGGTAAATGCACCGTCTACATCAATGCCTCCATCTAAGCTGGCCAAACCTGTGGCATTTAATACACTGACGTTTGTGGTTCCGTTTACCGTAAGTGCTTTGCCTGCGCCAACAGTTATGTCATAGCCGGATATAGAGTTAGTTGTACCGTTTCCTGTGAGTGTTGCGTCACTTATTATTCCACCGTCAATTTTGTCGCCGGAGATTTGATTGTTTGCTAGTGTAAGTGTGCCTCCGGCGACATTGAGTGTTCTAGCAAAACCCACCGTGATATCAACTCCTGTAATTGAGTTGCCGGCATTATTGCCTGCCAGTGATGCATTAGAAATTGTGCCTCCGTTAACGGCATCGCCCGATATTTGATCGTTGCGAACGGTAAATGTGCCTGAACTTACATCAACAGTTTCGCCTGTTTGAAGTGTAAGTCCGCCTGTGACGTTCCCAGTAATATCGCCAACAAAGCCCACTGAGGCCGTAATGGTTTCTCCATCTATGTCTGTGCCTATTATTGTGTCTGCGGTGCTGGCTCCAATCTTGGTGCCGTCTATGTTGCCGCCGTCAATATCAACAGTGTTGATATCAACAGTGTTAAATGTGCTTGTACCGGTACTTGTGAAATTGCCTTCAAATGTACCGGCAACCATAGTGTTGCCGCCTATTGTAAATTTATCAGCCGCTTCGTCCCATATGAAACTTACACTGCCTGCACTGTCTCGATTAACAATAAATCCTACATTGTCGGTTGGAGATCCTCCTGAAAAATCACTGTTTAGCACAATTTCATTATCTTTGATGTTTACAGTGTCGCCCAGTGTAGTAGAACCATTAACAGTCAAACTGTTACCCACAGTGACATTGCCGGTGGTTGTTATGTTGGTAGGATTAAATGTATTTGCATCCAATGTGCCAGTAACTTGTACATCTCTAAATGTTACATCGTCTGAGGTTCCAACCGGCTGTCCGATACTGATAGTACCGTTTGCATATGAAACACCTGTTCCTCCAGTTGTATTAGTGCTGTCTAGTCTTGCATCAACTCGAGCGTCAGTGAAATACAATCTGGATCCTTCAGCCAGCGCAGACGTAGTATGATTGCTTATATCTGAAACTGTGCCTGTAACGTTTCCGGTCACGGGCCCGAAAAATCTATTTGCCGTAACATCACCAGAAGCATCCACAGTGGTAAAATTACCTTCATCTGTTGCGTTAACACCGATAGCTGTACCGTCAATGTTGCCTCCATCGATAACCACGCTGGCAAATGAACTCTGGCCGCTGGCTGCGGTAACATTTCCCGTAACATCTCCGGTCAAATCACCGTAAAACATTTGAGCTTGGAAGTCTTCGCTGTTAACCGTCCAACGACCTGCGGTTTCGTTCCATAACAATTCTACTGCATCAGCAGGGTTTGCACCTCTTGCAACTTCAATGCCACTGTCCGATGCGGCGCCGCCGTTATTTAATCTAATTACGGCGTCCTCTAGGTTTATGGTCTCTGTGTTTAAGGTGGTGGTTGTTCCATTTACTGTAAGATCACCCGTTACAGTAAGGTTAGGTACATCAATAGCTCCAATTACAGTTATATCACCATCGACCCTAACATCATTGAAAGTAACATTATCGGTTGGGGCAACAGGCTGTCCGATATTAATAGTACCATTCGTATATGTCACGCCTAAGCCGCCACTTAGGTGTGCATCAACCCTGGTTGTGGTAAAGTATTGTGTGCCCGATGTTGCGGTTGCGCTAGGATCTTCTGCGAGATCAGCTGTGCTCCAGTTGCTGATGTCGTTGATTTGACCGTCAAGATTACCAATAAATCCATAAGGCGTATTTGTAGCTTCGACAGTTTGAGCCGTAACGGTACCTGTAAACACATTTATTGTATCCGCAGCCACTGTGGTAAATTGTCCTGTGGTTGCACCGTTTGCACCAATTGTGGTACTGCTGATATCACCACCATCTATGTCAACATTGGTACTGGTTACAGGACCGCTAAATGATCCTGTTATTGTACCTGTTGCATCTAACGTTGTGAACTGACCTGACGAGCGAGTATTTTCACCGATGGGTGTGTTGTCAATATTGCCGCCGTCAATGTCAACACTAGACGAATCTACTGGACCGACCAGTGTGCCAATAAATGAACTTGCTGCAACATCGGCTCCTGAGAAGCTCCATTGTCCTGAGGCTACATCCCATTTAAGGGTTGCGTCCGAAGTACCAAATCTGCCCACGTTGATGCCGGCATCTGATGCACCAGTTGGATTGGAGTTAATATCGATAAAATTATTTTCAAAACTTGCCAGTCCGGTTACTGTTAAAGTCCCACCAACATCGAAATTTGTAATATTAATGGTTTGATTAATTGTGAGATCTTCTACTTCTACAGCATCAAATGTAGCAGTAGTGCCTGCTTGGGCATTTAAATCATTAGCAATTGTAGTAATACCGTTTACAGTTACGTCGTCTAGAGTTGTGGTTCCTTGCACATTTAGGTTGTCAAAGTTTGACGTGCCGCCGCCATTGATTGTGGCAGTAACTTGGCCAAACAATGGTCCTGCAAATCCTGTTTCTGCTATAATCGTATCACCTGTAATATTAGCAGAAGTAGTGCCGCCTATCACCGTGCCATCTATGCTACCACCGGTAATAACAGCATTTCCACTGTTTATTGTATTAATCGTTATCTCGTTAATTGTGCCGCCTTCAACTTTATTACCAGAAATTTGATTGTCAGCTAATGTTAAAGTACCTGCACTTACATCTAGAGTTTCACCGGCTCCAACATTTACGCTACCAGTAAGCTCGCCATAGATATTATCTGACTGTAATGCGGTGTCTGCTATCCATCTATCAACACCTTCGTTCCATAGGAATTTTATGTCAGCATCGTCGCCTCTGTTCACTACAATACCCACATCGTCATCAACACTGGGTAAACTACCGGTTAATACTTCAGTATGCAGTCGAATTGTAGTGCCTTGAATTCTAGGTTGACCTCTAACTATTAGATCGGTACCAATATCAGCAGTACCTTGAATTGTAAGGTCAGCATCGCCGGACATATTACCACTTACATCTAATGTACCGGATAAATTAAGTGTGCCGGCATTGGTAACACCTGGCAATTCGAAGTTGTCTGCTGACAATATTCCATCAATACTAACATCGCCGGTGATAGTAAGATTGTCAAAAGTAGAAGTTCCAGCGGAATGTGTTACTTGTCCAATTAACGAACCTGTTATACCACCAGGCGCTGATACTGCGCCTGTGAGAGTACTTGTTTGGGTGACTGTCAAAATGCCGCCGATGTCCGCATTGGAGCTGGTGTCAATGGTAGTAAATTGTCCTGTGCTTCTAGTTGTGGCACCGATGCTTCCTACAAAATCACTTGCAGTAAGTGGTTGTCCGCCTGTGCTCCATCTATCAAGACTTTCATTCCAAATAAATTCAACATCACTCAAGTTACCGCGTTCTACAATTATACCTGCGTTTTCACTAGGTGCAGTATCACCAGGTAAGTCATAGTTTAATGTGATCTGCGGGGCTGCAAATCTTGCAGAGCCATCAGCAGTAAATGTGCCTGACACAGATAACGTACTATTAAACGAAGAATCACCTCCAGCTCCTTCAAACACGGAGCCATCACCACTCACTCCAGGAGTGGTTTCACCGATTGTAATTGTGTTAATAGCAAACGAGCCCCCAATATCAATGTTGTTGACAAATGCGTTTCTATTTTCATCAATAACAGTGTTGGTACCAATTTGAATCACACCAGAGTCAACAGTTAGATCGCCGTTTAGTGTTAGATTGTTAAGTGTGCTGGTTCCTGTTTGTCCTGCATCAGGACCTGTAATGTTCCCAACAAATCCAGTGGTTGCTGTGATTGTTGCGCCGCTTACATCTAAAAAGTCTGCATCTGCTTGGACAGATGCACCAATTGTAGTGCCGTCAATATTACCACTGTTTATATCCACAGAGGCTAAGGTACTGCTGCCAGCTACATCTATATTGTTAAAATTACTGGTTCCTGAAGCAATATCAACATTACCCAATAATGTACCTGTTACATCTCCAGTTAAATCCGCACTTACTGTGTTGGCTGAAAAACTACCGGTGGTATCTCTTTGAACAATGGTGTTCGGTGTGTTTAAGTTTGTAGCATTACTGCTTATTTCGTATTGGGTTCCTTCGCCAGGAGTACCACTGAGCGTTAGTCCGCCGCCTGTAACAGATATATCTCGTGCATAATTACCTGTTGTGTCTGTGCCTAATGCAACACTGTCTGGCTGTATAGTCACAGGTATTGTCACTCCGCCGCCTGCCAGATTATTACCCGTTGATGTTCCTGTGACATCTCCCGACAAACTGATCTGTATGGTATGATCTAGCGCAGATGCAGTATCTGCGTTTCCTGTGACATCTCCTGTCAAGTCTCCTTCAAATCCAGTAACAGCTATAACGGTATCACCGCGAACATCTGCTTGATTACCAGCACCTTGCCCTATTGGAGTTCTCACAATCGAGCCTCCACTTATTGCAGCTGTATCAGTTGCAAATGTCTGTCCCGCTGACACGGTGACAGAATTGTTAAACGTAGCAGTTCCTGTTACTGTTAAACTGTCTCCTACTGTGGTAGTAAATAGATTGTCAACACCTGCAGTAGAATCGATATTACCAGTAAACGTATCAGCTGTGATAACTCGAGCTGCAAAGTCGCCTAGCGCATTTCTAAACACCAGTGTTTGCGGATCAGCGGTTGCTACAGCATTACTGTTGACTACGAATTGTGTACCTTCGCCCGGTGCTCCTGTGATAGACAATCCATTACCACTTACACCTACATCTTGTGCATAGTTTCCGGTGGTTTGTGTCCCTAGTGCAACACTGTTGTCTTCAATGGTTAAATCTACGTTTGTGACGTTTGCACTGCCGTCTATGCTAAATGTACCTGTTACGTCGCCTGTTGCAAATGTCACACTGCGTGCTGTAGACCAAGCATCAGCAGTGTCTGCATTTCCTGTAACATCACCAGTGACATTACCTGTAACATCGCCTGTAATATTTCCAAAAAACGTTGCAGCTTCAAAAATACCAGTTGTACCTGTACCAACGGTCCAACGCCCTGTGGTTTGGTTCCAGAAAAGTGTAACAGGAGATTCTGCGCCCCTGTTAATTATAAGACCATAATTGGTATCTGCAGGAGTACCTGTTGCTGTTGTATTTAATTCTATCGCAATATCTGCCAAGTTAATTTGTTCTGTGTTAATTGTTGTCTGGGTGCCACTTACTGTAAGGTTGCCTGCGATTTCAAGGCTTCCTGCAACGGTGCTTACTCCAGTACCTGTGACTGTGAGTGTTGCAGGTTCGAATGTCTGGTTGACCTGAATAGATTCAAAAATGGCATTTCTGTCGGCATCTATAACAGTTTGGCCGTCCAGTGTGAAAGAATTACCAGAATTTATCACAAGGTTACCATTTAGGGTTAAATTGTTAAGGGTGCTTGTTCCTACTGTACCACCTGAAGGTCCTGTAATGTTGCCAATAAATCCAGTATTTGCTGTTATGGTGTTTCCTGAAACATTTAGAAAATCAGCGGCAGCTTGCACTGTTTGACCAATTCTTGTGCCATCTATGAATCCGCTATCAATGTTAACTTCTGGCAGGGTTGCAATACCGGTAACACCGAGTGTTCCGCCTATAGATGCATTACCTGTTGCATCTATGTTTGTAAACCAAGCAGGATTTCGATTGGATCCGCCATTGCCAATTTCACCAATCACATCACCAGTAAGCGGTCCTGTAAACTGATCCGCGGATACAGCAACCATATCGTTCAGTGTGGCATTTGTGATTGTGACATTGTCGATGGTTCCGCCGTTGATATCTACTGTGGTAGTGAATGTCACATCACCATCAAACCTACTGGTTCCTGGCGCTACTACTAGGTCACGTAAATCTGCCATTTAATTTTTCTCCTTCAATTCTTTGATTTCAGTCTGCAACTCTTTGATCGATTCTACCAAGTATGCTATGATTCTAGTATAGTGTAATCCGTCTGCTTCGCCGTCTTTGTAATTCACAACATTTGGAAGTATTTTTTCTACTTCTTCAGCAATTAAACCTGGTTCATTGTGCGCTGATCCATCTTTCCTGTCGTAAGTTACACCTTGCAGTTGTGTAACTTTATCTAATGCATCTTCAATTTCTACAACATTTTCTTTGTATTTAATACTAGATGATTCAGTGATAGTGGTTGCGTCTAGATCCGCAAAGCTGCCGTCAAACTTATTGCCTTGACCAATTCTACCTTCTATATCAGTTGCAGTTATTTTGTTAGCAGCACTGTCTAAGATTTTTGTTGTGCCGTTGGCTGCAAACACATCGCCTGTGAGATCGCCAGTGAATCCAGTATCCGCAGTAATAGTTTGACCGGTAATATTTCTAGCGCCGCCGGTGCCTGTGCCTATCTCAGTGTGATTAATGATACCTGGATTACTGGCACTACCAATTGTTACATTTTCGATAGTTGCAGTGGCTGCTTGAAGATCGTCAAATTCTGATGTGCCGCCTGCAGTTCCGTCAATCTGTCCTGTTACATCACCTACAATATCGCCTTGTACATCACCAACAAAGCTACTTGCAGTTACAACATTTGCACTGAAGCTTCCTGCGCCATCTCTTGAAACTATAGCGTTAGGAGTTGATAAGTTTGTGGCATTAGTGTCTAATATGTAATTTGTACCAACGCCCGGAGTACCGGTAATTTGTAATCCGCTACCGGTTGCAATAGTCAAATCTTCGGCATAGTTTCCAGTGGTTTGTGTTCCTAATTCCACACTGGCATTCACAATCGTAGCATCTAAAATCACGTTACCTGTGCCGTCGAACCCTACGGCAGTTGCAACCACGTCACCTGTGATACTGAAGTTTCTCTCCGTTTCAAGTGCTGTTGCTGTGTCTGCATTTCCCGTTACGTCCCCTGTCAAATCACCTGTGAACTGAGGGCTTATTACGCTGGAAGTTGCATCAAAGGTTGCGGCTCTAAATGTGTTTGAACCAATTGTCCAACGACCGCCACCTGTTTCTTCCCATAGCAGTTCTTTGTTACCTGCTAGATCTCGTGTTACACGAATTCCCACACTGTCTGTTGGGCTAGTACCTGTAAAGTCAGCATTTAGATTAATTATAGGATCGAAGAATTCTACCCTTCCTGTAATAGTCAAGTCAGTGGGGTTAAAAACATTTACCTGCAATTCGTTAAATTGTGCTACACTGCCGGCGGTGTTTGCTGTTATATCTCCACTGATTGTGACATCAGAGAATGTACTGGTTCCGTCGGAGTTTATATCTCCTTCGAAACTGGTATCTGCCGTTATGGTATTACCGGTAATATTTCCTGCGACAGAGCCGCCAATGGTAACGCCGTCGATATTACCACCGTTAATATCAACATCACCTACCACATTAAGATTATTATCAATTGTTGCATTTGCCTGCACTGTTAGATTTCCAGTGGTAGTAACTGTGGTTAGGAAGTCTTGACCATTACCGCCTACACCTGCGCCAGCACGTGAATCGATGTTACCTCTAAACAGTGAATTAGCATAAATGTTTGTTCCGCGGATTGCGTTAGGTGTAAACCCTGTTGTTGCGGCGCCGCCGCCAATTGTAACTCCATCAATTGTGCCGCCGGTGATGTCTACATTAGAACTGGTTACTGCTCCATCGTAACCTGCGCCTGTTCCTATAATCTCTCCTGCAGAAATTGTTGTAGCTGTAATCGACGGTGAATTGTTAATGGTGGTTCCGCTAATTGTTCCACTGGATATATTTACGTTGCCGCCTACTGTGAGTGTGCCTGCAAGATTTGTGTTTCCTGCAACTCCAAGACCACCCAATGTGCGAATTGCGCCAGAGTTAGAACTTGTACTGGCTGTTGTTGAATTTACCACTACATCTGCGGAAGTAGTGAAAGTGTCGTTCAAATTCACTGCTCCCTGCACTGTAAGTGCATTGGCTATAAGAACAAGTCCAGAAGATCTGTTTACTGTGAGTTTGCCTGCGCCTACGTTTAGTTCTGTGGATGTTAACACTAGATCAGAGTCTTCTGTGATCTCACCATTGGCGCCCACAACTGGAATGCTGGTGCCTGCTAAATTACTGAATATTGCGCCTGTTACATCTAATGTGCCACCAACGTCAAGTGTTCCAGCTATATTAGTGTTACCTGTAGTTCCGTCTACTTCGAACACAGTTTCTGCAATAGTTTCATTATTATCAATGGTTAAACTGGATGCGGTGTCTAAAAACACATTGTTACTGAATATCACTTCGCCTGCAAATGCAGTATCACCGTTGGCACTGTCTACTACCAGTTTATTACCACCAATTTTGAATTCGCCGCTTTCAAATACTATGTTGACATCAGTTCCTAGAGAACCACCTGCACCTGCTAACACAATTCCGTTTGCAGAAAGATCACTTATTGTGGCACTGGCTAGTGTTGATTCGCCTGTAACGTCTAAAGTTCCTGCAATATCAGTGTTACCAGTTCCGCCTACTACCGTAAACACCCCTGCGTTTACGTTTATGCCACCATTTGGACTCATTAGACTTTGGACAGCTAAAGTTCCTTCAATATTGGTATTACCAGTTGCGTCCGCAACTGTGAATCTATCCGTGTCAACCGCAATGCCTCCGTTTGCATTTAACAGCCCACCTACCGTGGCATCAGTCGTTACTGCGAGTGTGTTCAGTGTAGACAGGCCTGTTACTCCCAGTGTTCCTGCTACTGTTGTGTTTCCTGATGTTGCATTTACAGTAAATCTGTCTGTGGCCACATCAAAATTACCCTGCGTAGATACTGTTCCTGTAACTTCTAAGTTGCCACCGATGTCCACTTCGCCTGAGCTAGCAGTAACTTCGAACTGAGAGCCTACATTGAAGGCATTGCCGTTAAAGGTAAGATTTGAATCGTCGGTTAATCGACCTCCTGTACCAGCAAGGACAACTCGGTTATCTGTTAAATCCTCAACAGTTGCCTGGGCGAGTGTAGACAGACCTACAACAGTCAGTGTTGTTCCAACTTCTACATTGTTTGTTGCTTCTAGAGACCCTGTGTCAATATTGCCACTCACTGTAGCCGCTGTGATGTTTTCAATAGTTCTGTTTACAAAGTTTATCAATGTTGAATCAGAGCTGGAGTTTAGATCACCTTTGAATACGGCTGCGTTAAATGTTTCTGCTCCTACAGAAAACTCACCTGCGTTTTCATCCCAAAGGATTGACACATTTGGTGCGGTGCCTCTTTCAATGGTTAAACCTGCATCTTGGGTAGGAGCGCCGGTGACATCTGAATTAAGCACAATAATATTATCACTGAGCAATATGGTTTCTGTGCTAACTGTGGTTAAATCACCTTCCACTGTTAAGTTGCCGCCAACTAATACATCACCTGAAGTGTTTAATTCGTTTGTGTACACCGTTGAAAATCTATTGGTGCTGTCACCTAGATCTCTCACATTATTAGCATCAACTAACAGGTCGCTTGCTAGTTTAGCTGTAATACTTAATTCATCGGTTACTGCATCACCTAAAACTGTGTTGCCTTGAACTAGTAAATTTCCTTCCAGTGTGCTGTTTCCAGTAACAGTGAGCGCACCGTCTACTTCTGCAGCACCAGTGGCTGAATTTACTGTGAATTTGGGATTTGCAGGATCTGAACCTATAACCTGGAAATCACCAGTGACATCCAGTGTTTGACTGATATCTAACTCGTCAAACTGCACTGTACCAGATACACTGATTGACTGGAAGAATGCTGTCGTTCCTGCACCCATTGTGAGGTCGCCGTTTATGTTTGTGGTTATCAGTGTTGTGTCACCGCTGGCTTCTAACACGTCAAAGCTACTGGTTCCAGCAGGTGCGTTTACATTACCAATAAATCCTTGCGATGCGGTTGCAGTGATGGTTCCGTTGGCATTCAGATTAGTGAAAAATCCTTCACCCCTTTGAATTGTGCCGCCGCTGTTTCTACCTATGGTGCTGGCTACTATAAAACCGTTTGTTATGCTTGAACCCGATGTGCCAGTAACTACGCCTGTAATATTACCTGTTACATCACCTGTCACGGTTATATCAGCGAAGCTAGATGTCCCTGAGCTAGTTACATCGCCCGTGATGTCACCTTCAAATCTAGTATGAGCTGTGATAACAGTGCCATAAATGCTATCATTACCAACAGCCGGATCCGATGTACCAATCTGTGTATCAGTAATTGCGCCGCCTTCGATGGTTACGTTTGTGCCTAGATCTGCACTGTTTGTAATCTCTAAATTGTTCAGTGTGCTATTGCCGCTTACAGCAGTGATGTTTCCGTTAAGCCTATCAGCAGTGATATCGCCAGCAACAAAATCTTGGTTGCCGATTGTAAACGTATCGTTAACCTCGTCCCACAGGAAGCTCACCTGTACAGGACTTTCTGAGCTGCTGCGATTAATAACTAATCCAGCGTTACCTGGCAGTGTCTGGTTGGCTCGTAGCAATATAGTTTCAGTTTCAATCTCGACGTCGTTTTGGAACAAGGCATCGCCCTGGACTGTTATACCCCCGGTGCCAACTGTAATTTCTTCAAATGCCTGTGTCTCTTCAATGTTTATTCGCACAGTGTTTACAGTATCAACATTTAGGGTAGTGAAATGTCCTGTAACCGCCGAATGGTTAACATCGTCTACATCGCTGTTTGCTGAAGTATTGTATTGCGCCGACTGGAATCTAGTTTCAGCTGTAATAATTGTACCGTTAATTAAATCAGCTTCACCACCGCCCTGTCCAATTTCTGTTCTAGTGATAGATCCGCCAGTTATGGTTACATCCGAAGATAAAAATGCATTGGACTCTAAATTTAAGATTTCGCTTGTATTTGCGCTGTTTGCTATGATCCGATTTATTGTTGCGTCACCGTCTATTTGCAAAGTGCCGGTTGATCTAACAGATTGACCTGTAATCGTTGTTCCGTTTACAGCAGCAACATTGCCGTTGGCGCCAACCACACTGTTTTCAATATCAGCCTGTTCAATTTTGGTTCCTGCTAGTGTTTGAATTATCCCCGTGAGTGTACCTGCGGTTACAGTAATGTCGCCTGAAACAGTCAAATCTGCATTATTGATATTTACATTTCCGCCAAAGCTGGCTTGATTAAATGAACTTGAACTTGCAGAATTTATATCTGCATTAATAGTGTTGTTAACAGTAAGGGTGTTAAATGTGCCTCCCACAGTGCTGTTATCAATTGGTGTATTTGTGATCGAACCCTGTGAAATATCAACACCGCTTATCGCGCCGCCATTGGCATTAATATTAGCGCCTAGATTAGCGATGCCTTGTACGTCTAGATCAGTATTAATGACTACCTCACCTACCACTGTTACATCACGAAATCTACTGCTTCCGCCTAATGCATCTGCTGTTATTTGTCCAGTTACGTTACCAACTAGATTTGCATTTACTGTGGTGGCATTTATGGTTGCAAATTGGCTGGTGCCTGATGAAGCATTAACGTTACCGATAAATCCTTGTGCATTGGTAGCTGTAATTTCTTGGGCTGTAACTGAACTTGCGTTTACAGTATTTGCAGTGGCGTCAATTATTATTGCGCCTCCAGTAGTAAGCACATTACCGGTTAAAGTACCATCAATACCTTGGCTGGCGTCTACATTCAAGAAGAAAGCATTTGCTCTGCCGCTTCCTGCCGCGGCGATTTGCACATTTGAAATAGAACCGCCTGTTAGATTTATGTTGTTGGCGTCTAAAATATTAAAGTAACCGTCAGCCCTGCCAGAACCTGCGGCACCTATTTGCACGCTGTCTATCTGTCCACCGCCAATGTCTACAACAGCTGCCTCCATATTGGTAAATCTTGCATCACCCTGGCCGGCTGTTCCTAGGCCTATATTGACTCCGTCAATTGTGCCTCCGTTAATATCCACACTGTCACTAACAAGATCTCCTTCTATTCCTCCATTTGCTTCTATCAAACCTGATGCTTCTATGGCCACAAAGGAGCTGGTGCCGGCGGATGCAGTAATATTACCGCTCACATCTCCAGTGAAAGCAGCATCTGTTCCGTCGGTGCCTGCTTGTAAAACTTTAGTTGCAGAAGTTCCGTCCCAGGCATACACATCACCAACAAGTCCGTTATTTGTATCTGAGGTTGCAAATACAAATCCGCTCACAGTGATATCATTAGTAACTGTTAAGTTATTGCCCACTGTGATGTCTGTGGCAACGGTTAAACTGCCAGCGTCTATATCTATATCGCCACTGCTTAATATTATATCGCCATTTTGTAGGGTTACGTTTCCGTCTTCGATTGTGACATTATCGGAAGTAACTGTTAGTCTTGAAAATCTACCAGTGCTGGCTATGTTTGCACCAATAGGTGTGCTGTCAATATCGCTTAGTGTGATTGTTGCGCCTGACATCTGTGAGTTAATAGATTGGAATAAACCTTGAACTTCTACACCAGATGCAGCTGTTATTTGTCCACCTACTTCCAGGGTATCCTGTACTGTAAAGTCGTTAATTGTAATTGTTGCAACGTCAAAATCGCCATTAATAATTACACTGTCAAATTCAGCGGTTGTACCTACCGCTGCATTTAGGTTTCCGTTGATCTGTGTGGTGCCTTCCACAATAAGACCGTTGTTTAACAAACTTAATCCGTTTACACTCAGTGTAGATAGGGTATCCAGAGTCGAAACATATGCTGCCTGACGAGATTGTGCGCCTGCCACGGTGCTGTCGTCCTCGCCTAACTGTCCTAAAAACACATTGTTAGCTGTGATTGTTTGTGCAGTCATATCACCACTAGTAGTTGAGAAATCGCCCGAAGCTGTAGAAAAATTACCACTGATTGATGTCACATCGCCGCTGGCTAGTGTAATACTGCCCGATCCAATTAAATCTAAGGCACTGGTAAGCTGAGCTGTTGCACCTTCTAGATCACCTTGGAATCTGGTATTAGCTGTTATTATGTTTCCTGTGATATCTCCGTTGGTTGTGACTATATTACCGTCAACTGTTGATATATTACCTGTCTGAGATGATATGTCACCGCTGTTGGTAGATATAGATCCTGTACCAGTCAAGTTCAGCGTGTCAGCAGTTACACTGGTAAATGTGCCTGCTCGCTTGGTAATGCCGCCAATGACTATGTTGTCCAAGCTGCCTGTGTTTTGAGCATTTACGTCGAAATCGCCACGCAGTTCAAATGTTTCACCTACGGGAGTAGTAACTGCTCCTGTGACGTCTCCAGTCACATCGCCTATCACGGTTGGCACAGTTAGATCTTTGTTTAAATTCCAACGATCGTTGCCACTGGAATATGTGAATAGAGCATTTGCACCTTCCAGTGTTATACCACCACCGTCAGCTTCTCCTGCGGTTGTGGCGCCTTTAGCAAGTGTTATATTTCTATCTTCTACATCAAGTGTTGCTGCACTTATTGTAATAGTGTCACCTTCAACGGTTAAATCTCCGCGAATAACAGTGCTGCCTTCCACTAACAAGTCTGTGCCCACTGTTAAGTTTGTTGAAATAAAGGTGTCGCCGTCAACTCCGTTAACCGTGAATACTTTTTGTGTAGTGGTGTTTGTGACTTCAATGGCATTTTGGGTCGCGGCTGATCTACCTGTGATGAATAAATTACCACCTATGGTAGTGTCGTCACTGATAGTAGCAGTGCCTGCAACAAGCATATCGTCATTTACTGTTAAACTTCCACCGAATATACCAAATCCGTCTATGTCCAGATTTCCACCAGCATTGACGTTTGACGCTATTCCTACGCCACCTTGTACTACCAATGAACCTGTGCTGTTTGAAATACTATTGGTAGAATCGCCTTCAATTACCACAGCACCTGTTACATCTAGTGTTCCAGATAGCACGGTGCTTCCTGCTTCTAGAGAGCCTTGAGTAAATACATCACCGTTGATGCCGCTAACAGTAAACTTGTTGTCTACGTTTATGCCGCCGTTGAGGAAAGCCACAGCATTTAGTGTCAATGCTTGTAGATTAATATTTCCGCCAAATGTAATGTCACCTGCTACGGTTAAATTTCCGCCTGTAAAGACATCTTTCTCAATGCCAACGCCGCCTGCGACCACCAGTGCACCTGTAAGTGTACTAATGCTGTTAGTTTCGCTTCCAATTGACACATCACCTGTAACGTCTAAGCTGCCTTCAGTGAATGTGTTACCGGTTGCACCATCTACTGAAAACACAATAGCCGGAGTTGTGTCATACATCACAAAGTCAGACGCAGCTGATAACGTAGTCGTGCCGCCAATGTCAACTGTGCTGCCTAGCACTGTTGAACCAGTTGCTTCGAATATGTTGTCTACGTAAGCAGCGCCGTCTACATTTAGTGCTCCGCTTAGTGTAGCAGTGCCGACTACACCTAGTGTTCCGCCTAATGATGTATTACCTGCGGCTAAAGTACCAGAAGTAACAACATTACCTGTTATATTGTCTACAGTAAATGCACCGTCTACGTCTATGCCGCCTGCCAAGGTTGCTAATCCGGTGACGCCCAAAGTTCCTTCTACTTCTGTATCACCCGCTGTCAAGTTATTGTCTATGTCAACACTGCCGCCGATGTTTACACTCTTTCCAATGCCTACGCCGCCTTCAATTATCAGTGCACCCGAAGTGTTAGATACACTATCAGTTGAATCGCCTTCAATTGATACTGGACCTCCAATATCTAGGCTTCCGTTTATCACAGTGTTTCCTGCTGACAGTGCACCATTTGTTATCACGTTGCCCGAGAACTGATTTACTGTAAATACATCATTTACATTAATGCCACCGTCGAGACTAGCAAGGCCAGATACGTCAAGTAAATTAAGATTGGTTTCGCCGTTATTGGTTAAAATACGACCACTGTCCAGTGTAATATTATATCCTGTTATGGAGTTAGTTGAGTTATTACCTATTAGGCTGGCATTGTTTATAGTGCCGCCTGCAATTACATCACCTGAAATCTGTTGATTTCTGAATGTAATTTCACCAGCACTTACATTTATGGTTTGTCCTGCGCCTACTGTAATACTGTATCCGCTAAGAGTGTTTGATCCATCACCCGCTAGATTTGCATTAGATATTGTTCCGCTATCAATTGCATTTCCTGATATTTGATCAGCGGCAAATACCAAACTGGCTGCTGAACTTACATCAACTGTGTCGCCTGCTTGTGCTATTAATCCACCTGTTACATCGCCCACTAATGGTCCAGTAAATTGATGTCCTGTTCCTGTGTTTATGTTAATGTTATCTGCGTTAATTGTAGTAGAATTTGCGGTTGTTGCTGTAACCGTTGTGAATGTTCCAGCTTGTGGATTACCGTCTCCACCAATTACCACTCCGCCTATTCTACCACCGTTTATATCAACATTGGCCAATGTTGATAGGCCATCCACTGTCAAGTCCAGTCCTATAGTTGTGTCGTTGGTAATGTCAAGACTGGTTACTTGTAAATCTGCGAAACTTACACTGCCTGTTATGTTTACATCATTGAATGTAGATATTCCTGAATTTGCATTTACGTTGCCTTCAAGATTTCCGAAAACCGTGCCGGTTAAATCTCCCACAAATCCGGAATCTGCTGTTATAATTGATCCGTCGATCTGTCTGGTCACAGAGTTGATAATGTCACCCGAGTTTTCAGATACCACATTGCCTGTGACATTTCCATCCACGTTACCTGTGAGATTGCCCACAATGCCGCCGTCAGCTGTGAGAACACCGTTGACAGTTACATCTTCAAACGTGCTTGTACCGGTTGAATTTATGTCTCCTTCAACACTTCCGGTGAACACAGCATCTGTTCCGTCATTGCCGTTGTTTAAAATCCGTGTGCCATTTGTTGAATAAACGTCACCTGTTATGTCACCTGTTACATCACCAATCAGTGCGCCGTCAACCGTTAGATCATTTGTTACTTGTGCACGATCAAATACAACATCGCCATAAGTTTGCAATTCATTTAAGAATGTTTTACCCAAAGTAGATCGTGCGTCAACATTACCTATAACTTTGCCTCTGAATACTGCATCAGTACCGTCTATTCCTCTGGTAAGGATTGCAGTATCGTTTTCAGAGTAAACGTCGCCATACAGATCCGCTGTTACTATCCTGTTAGTAGCATCAACTACCACAGTGCTAAGATCCGTTGCTGCTAATACATTACCACGCAAATCCCCTTCGACGTCGCCTGTGAGTGAACCCACTAATAATCCAGAGAAGTTTGTAACTGCTGTGATAGTGTCACCTGTGATATCAGCAGTGTTGCCGTTAGATCCTATCTCGGTGCTTTCAATATTGCCGCCGTTAATTCTCACATCAGCAAATGTGCTTGTGCCTGAGCTCGTGACATCGCCAGTAACATCACCAGTTAGTGTTCTAGATACGCTGTCTAATAGAGTAACAGTATCTTGACCCAATACATTGCCTGTGATATTACCGTCTACATTGCCTAGAACATCGCCCACAAAGCTGGTTGCAGTAACAGTTTTAGTTGAAGCATCAACAATTGAAGTATCATCTAAGGCAATTACATCGCCTTTGTAAGTTGCGTTTATTGAAGTGCCGTTTCCAGCTTCGAGCACTTTGGTTACTGTGTCACTGGCAACAATGTCACCTATAAGATTACCTGTGACATCGCCTGTTACTGCACCTACCAGTCCTGCTGCATTGTTTAAAATAAATGCACCGTCAACTTCTATTTCTTCAAAGTAACTGCGGTTTCCTACACCACGACCGTCTACATTGCCTGTGAGTTCGCCAACAAAGTCGTTAGCTGTTACGGTGCGTCCTGTAATATCTCTGTTAAACACATTGATGATAGTACTGCTGTCGTCTGCTATTACGTTTCCTCTAACAATACCTGTGATTTCTTCTTCTACTTCAATGCTTCTGAAACGGCTAATACCAGGGCCTGTTATGTTACCAGTCACATTACCAGTTACATCACCAGTCACATTACCTGTAATATCTCCTTGGAAGCCGCCTGAACTGTACACAAATCCTGCGTCAAATCTTTCGCCTTCGATCGTCCATTTGTCAAGAGTTTCGTCCCAGATAAATCTGCGAGCGTCTTCGGATCCTCTGTTGATTTCTATACCAGCATCCTGTGTAGGATCTGTGAGGTTGTCCAAATCGCTGTTCAGTGTTATAATATTATCTGCTAGCAGTATTTGTTGTGTGTCAACCGTGGTTGTGGTACCCTTTACTGTAAGGTTACCATCTACCACCAAATCGTTATCTAGATTTACATCAAAGAATCTGCTTAATCCTGTGGGCACATTTACATTGCCTACGATATCGCCAGTGACCGTTAGATCTTGTGCAACATTCACAGTTTCTAGGTCTGCTACGCCTCCGGCATATTGATCTAAATCTGTAAATTTACTAACACCGTTTGCCGCATCAACATTACCTGCTAACAATGCATCAGTTCCATCGATTCCGTTGTTTAATATCTTAACATTGTTGTCAGAATATACACTGCCTTCAAATGAGCCAGTCATACGCTTTGAAAGATAATTGACAATCACGCTGGAATCGTCGCCTAACACACTACCAACTACGTCGCCTGTTACTCTACCAGTAACGTCACCTAAAAATGTAGCATCGGTTCCGTCGGTGCCAGAATCTAAAATGCGCACACCGTTTTGTGACAGAATGTCACCTCGCACGTTACCAATCATATTGCCGCGAAGATCGCCGTCTACGGTTAGATCATTTGTGATTGTAGCAGTATCAAGCCTAACAAATCCCAAACTTTCAATATCTTCAAACCAACTCTTGCCGCCTAGTCCTCTAGCATCAATGTTCCCGTCAATGTCTCCTACAAATCCAACTGTGGCTGTAATTTGTCTACCATCAATATCTTTGTTGAACATATTAATGATAGTGCTGCTGTCGTCTGCAATAACATCGCCACGAACAGTGCCAGTAATTTCTTCTTCAACTTCGATACTTCTGAAACGACTGATTCCAGGACCTGTTATGTCACCTGTTACATTACCTGTTACATCACCTTGTACATTGCCTACAACATTACCTACAACATTACCTACAACATCACCATCAACAGTTATGTCATTGGTCACTGTGGCAGTGTCCAAAGTAACCGTGCCAGAGGTATTGAGGTTTACAAATGAACTTGTGCCCGAACTGGTTATATCACCTTGCAAATCGCCAGAGAAATTATTAGCTGTTATCGTTTCGCCATTTATGTCTCTGGTAAACACATCAATGATAGTGCTGCTGTCATCTCCTATTACATTGCCACGCACAACACCAGTTATTTCTTCTTGCACTTCAATGCTTCTGAATCTGCTAATGCCCGGACCTGTTATGTCACCTGTTACATTGCCTTGGAATCTAGTGTCAGCTGTGATAATTGTACCACGCACCGTGTCAGGATCGGTTGTGCCAATTCTAACACCGTCCAGTGTTCCTTGTCTCACAATTAAATTATTAGCATCTAGTACGTTGAAAAAGCTAGTGCCCGACGTAACATTGATGTTAGAATCAATGGTTCCAGTTACTGTTAAATTTTCAATGCTGGCTGTTTCGAATGTTGCTGTGCCGTTTGTTTGTAGAATATTGTTGAATGCACTGGTACCAGTACTCTCAATATCACCAGTGACGTCACCTGTAAAGGTTGCATTCGTGCCATCGGTGCCTGCATCTAATACTCTGGTAAAGTCTGAGCTGAATACATCTCCAATAAAACTTCCAGTAAATTTCTTTTGTTCATAATCTACAATGATAGAGCTGTCATCTGCCTTAACATTACCTGACAGATCACCGGATACGTCACCTTGTACATTGCCTTGCAATAAACCTATAAATCTATCATCTGCTGTGATTTCAGTACCTGTTATTCGTCTAGGAGTAGTGTCACCGATTATTACATTGTCAATGTCACCGCTAGTTGCATTAAGCCTATTGATATTAGCAGTGCCGTCTACCTGTAATAAAGTACCTACGGTGATCTCGTCAAGATTGAACTGCTGGAAGCTTAAATTTCCTGAAACGTCAATGTTGTTGAAGAAACTGGTTCCTGAAGACGTGATATCACCAGTAAACTTCTGTGTACCTGCATTTACCAGTATTGTGGTGCTGTCTTCCGCAATTACGTTACCTTGAACATCCCCGCTTACATCACCTGTTACACTACCTATTAAATTGCCCGAAACGTCACCGATTACATTACCACGATATTGTGCAGGAATAGTTTCGCTTCCTGTGTCTAGAATAGGAGTAGTACCACCGGAGAAGAACACATCTCCAAACAGTGATCCTTCTACGTTGCCTTGTACGTCGCCTGATAAGTTACCAGTAACATCACCGACTACATCACCCGTTAAATCTCCAGTAAATCTCTGCGAAGCAGCGTTTACCAGTATTGTGGTGCTGTCGTCTGCAATCACATTACCAGTCAAATCACCACTTACATTACCAGTGACATTACCTGAAACATCACCTTCTAGATCTCCGTCGAATCTAGATCTTGCAGTAATTATGTCTCCAATAATATTGCCTGATTGGACGTCAATGTTACCGACTTCTACAATCAAGTCACCATTGGTTACGTCTACTCGAGTGGCTTTAAGTTGCGAAGGAGTAGTGACGCCTATAGCAGTACTTTCAATGGTACCGGATGAAATACCAACATTGTTAAGAGTAGCTGTGCCACCTACGTCTAGATTACGTCCAACATCCAGATCGTTACTGATTTCAGAATTAGTAATGTTCAATTCGTTAAACTGAATATCACCTCTAATATCAATGTCGTTGAATATAGATGTACCTGTGAATGTTGTTACATTACCTTCAATGTCGCCTACAAATTTATTCTCAGCACGCACAATTGATCCTGTCACTTCATTGTTGAAAGGATTTATAATCTGTGTACTGTCTTCGCCTAACACACTACCCCTGAGTGTTCCGTCAATTTCTTCAAGAACCTGTATGTTTACAAAATTAGAGATGCCAGTATCTGCGGTAACATTTCCAAATAATTGTCCTGTAACGTTACCTGTGAATGTTGCATTTGCACCGGTAGTTCCGTTGTTTAAAATTCTTACGCCGTTGGTGCTGTAAATATCACCTGTAAGGTCACCTGCAATTCCAATCTCAGCTGTAAACCTGTCTGCTCTAACTTCGCTGTTTCCAAAATTCCAATAGCCGCTGTCGTCAAACGCATTTTCTGTCCATTTTAGGCTGGTGCTAGGCAGTATACCTCTATCGATAGATATTCCACTTGTATTCCTGCTGACGCCGTTACCCGTTTCGCCTACGTTCAATGTAATTGTGTTATCGGAAATTTCTAAATCGGTAGTTTGTACCGCGGTCATATCACCTTGAACTGTTAAATCTCCTAAAACTATAAGATCGTTTAGCTGTGACTGGTACTGTCAGTTGCTAAAACGTTACCGCGCAAGTCTCCAGACACTTCTGCGATCAAGAACGCATCACTGCCGTCAGTGCCTGCGTCTAATACCCTAAATGCTCCGTTAGAGCTGTAAACATCGCCGATTAATTCACCAGTAACATTACCTTCAACATTACCTGTAAGCAATGCAGGAATACCTGTGCCGCCAGAATTTAAAACTAAGGATCCAACACTGTTAAACACATTGCCTGTTAAATTTCCAACTACGTCTGCAGAAATATTTCCTGATGCACCAGAAAGATCAATTTCACCGCTTACACTTAAACTGTCGAAATAACTGGTGCCGCCTAATCCCCTCACATCAACATTACCACGCAGTGTGCCGTCAAAACTGCCTCTCGCTTCAACAGTATTTGCTGTAATATTCTCTGTAAGGTAATTAACTATAATATCGCCCGTGCTGGCTAATACATTTCCGCGAATATCGCCGATTATTTCTTCTAAGATATTCACTGTGCCCAGCACACTAAGATCACTGCTACTGTTGGCTACAATGTTTCCAAACACAGATCCTGTCAAATTACCAAAGAATTCAGCAGGATTGACACCATTGCCGGCATCTACTACCACAGTGTCATCTGTTGCTAGCACTCGGCCTGTTAAATCGCCTATAACATTTGCTGAAATATTGCCCGATGCACCGCTAAGATCAATACTGCCTGACACTTCTAAATTGTTAAATGTAGAAGTTCCAGTTGTGGCATTAACATTACCACTTAGGTCGCCGATTACATTACCTGTTAAATCGCCAAAGATATTGCCGGAAAAGCCATCAATTACTCGGGTGCTGTCAACAGTATAAAAGTCACCATAGAAATTACCTTCAGCTATACCAGTAAATCTACCATCCACTTCACCTGTGACATTACCTTCAAAAGATGCAGGAATATTTGTTCCATTACCTGATTCTAAAACTTTCTTCAAACCATCAGAAGCAAAAACATCACCAACAAGATTTCCGTCTAAATTACCTCTAATATCCTCAGACACAATAGTAGCAACATCAAAGTTGCCTTCAACGCGAATGTTATCAAAATAACTTGTGCCGCTGACGCTGCGAACGTCTACATTACCTAAGAATCTATTATTAAAAGCGTCTACCAACTTGGTTGAATTTATGCTAAACACATCGCCGTATAATTCGCCGTCCACACGACCTTCTAGATTACCTATAATGTTGCCATCAACTTGAATATTATCAAAATAACTGGTTCCTGTTAAACCACGAACATCTACGTTGCCTAAAAATCTATTGTTTACAGCATCTACTAACTTAGTTGAATCGACACTGAACACATCTCCATACAAATCGCCATCTACACGACCTTCTAGGCTACCTACAACATTACCGCGAAGCTCGCCCGTAAAGTTATCAATTGCGGTGATTTCTGTACCGGTAATTGCACCCGCGCCATTTGTTTCTTGACCAATACTGACGTTGTTAATTGTGCCGCCGCTTATATCAACACTGGCTAATGTTGCAACTCCGTCGACATTAATTGTGTTGTTTACATCCAGTGTGGTTAAACTTAAATCAGTAAAAGATAAATCCGAACCAAAATTAGCATTTCCTGTTATATTAATATCAGTAACTGTGATTATATCTGAATTAAGTGTGTTAAATGTGCTTGTGCCACCTATCGCAACAACGTTACCAACTAGGTTTCCTGTAACATTACCTGTAACATCGCCTGAAACATTACCTGTAACATCGCCTACTAGATCGGCAATCACTCTTCTATTAAATGTATCAACAACCAAAGAACTTTCGTCGGAGCTTATGAGGTTACCTTTGACATCTGCTTCTAAAGCATCTTGACTTACAAATCTTCCTACAACTGTTACGTCGCCGAATTTTGCAGCAGCCTGTTCTGCATTTAAAATATCACTTACAGTTATTACACTGGCTACCATATCAGCTGGCAATGAACCGCTGCCTATTTGAACTCCCGTTATGTTTCCGCCCGTGATGTTTACATCCGTAAATACAGTTTCACCTGCAACTGTTAATTGTCCGCCAACTGTTACGTCACTGTTAAATTCTGCATTTCCTTGAACTTCTAATTCTGAGAATGTTAATTCACCTTGTACGATCAAGTTGTCAAATCTTGATGTACTGCCAGTTGAAGCCTGGAACTCTCCTAAAAACAATGGAGATTGAATTTGTCCTATTACATCTATCGAACCTGCTGTTAAAACACCAGATGCATTTATGACTGCGCCATCAATTGTACCGCCGTTGATATCTATATTGGCAAATGTGCTGGTACCTGTACTGCTAATGTTACCCTGGATGAGAGTGGATACAGTAAGGTCGCCTGTAATCTCAAGATCCGTAAAATAACTGGTTCCTATTACAGTTCTAGCATCAACAGTGCCTTGTAATTCTCCTTGAAGAATACCAGTGCTGGCATTGACTAAGATGGTAGAGTCGTCTTGAATTATATTACCGTTTACATCGCCTGTGTGGAACCCGGTGCTGTTGCCCACAAGGTCGCCGTTGAAAACGGTTATCTCACCGGTAGTGTCAACTGCTCTGGAACTGTCAGACGCTAATACATTTCCAAATAAGTCACCGTAAATAAGTCCACTTACACTGATATCCTGCTCAAATATTTCATTGACATCTGTGCGTGCTATCTGTAAAATATCAACACCGTCCAGTGTGTCTGCATCAACATTAAGAGCATCTAGATAAGGTTTTGTTACCCTGTTGTCAATAAAGCTGTTTACATCGCCTTCTGACAAAGTAAATGCTGTAAATGTACCAGTGGCTGGATCATAAGTTAAGTCGCCCGCTGCAGATAGCGAGTCTCGCACACGAGTCTGTGAAAAATATGCTTGTTCGCTTCCTGGAGTTGGATCTAAGTCTACGCCGGCTACTTCAGGCACATCGCTAGTATCAATAGTATCCAGTCGCTGATCCAGTATGGTTAAGCTTGCCGCTACATTTGGTCCGCCAACTGAAGATGAATCTGAAATTTCTGCTGATTGCAAACTGGAAAAACTTGTCCACGCACCGTCAACTCCTGGTTCTGCATCGGCATCGGCTCCAGTTGGTGCTACCCATACTGCACCAACGTGCGTTACGACCGAAAGCGGAGGATAAATAAATCCGGTTTCCCAGTCTCCATATGCATAAAAGCCGCTTCCTAAAGGTGTCCAACCGCCAGAGCTTCCTGTATCGTCCGGATCGTTACCTATCTGTCCGTTAACAGTGCTGACATATGTAGCACCGTTGTAGTATACCACATCGAAAGAATCATATGTAAGTGTAGGATCGTATTCGCCGCGAATGTTAAATGTGTCTGACACAAAGCTGTCTGTGTCAAGGAATGCACCAACCAGTATGTTTACATCGCCGCCGTCTGTTTCTGCCAGTAATTTATCGCCTGGCTGCAAATTAATTGTTTTTGTGTACTCAAAGGAGCTCTGTGGCTCGACTTCAAATATCGTAAAGGCACGTGTGCTTGGCTCTGAAGCGTCGTAGTAGCTGAGGGTCACTTTCACCGTTTCGTTTGGTGTGTTGATTTTGACCGGTTACTTTCGTATTACCTAAAAATGACATTTATTAACAACTCCCAAAGATTAGTGCCATAACTCGTGCTTGACGTCTTGCCCTTTGCTTTGTAAAATACAAATTTTCATCGCCCTCTCTGAGATCATCGGTTGTGTGGTTTTCGATGCTTGACACCTGACCATTTAAGAAACCGTTGAATTCTCCATAGGTTGAATCTACAAGTTTGGAAGAGTCCTGTCCGAACACATCTCCTTGGAAATCACCAATAAATCTATCTGCGGACACAGTGCCCTCAACTTGGACTTTGTCTAGTCCATTATCGAAATCTGTGCCTACTAAAATTGCTCCGCTAGATTCTGCCAGTCGAACGTTGCCGTCAGTGAATACCTCTATGCTGGGTACTCCTGATTGCTCGTTTACTGAAAAAACTGAGCCTTCCAGCGTGTCTGTAATTTTAACCACATTTCCAGAGTCCCCTTGTATACTGAGAACACCATTGTCGTCCATTACTGCTAGAATTGAATTGTCAGAATTTGTGCTTTTGAAGTCAACATTCTGCGCTTGCAGCCCGTTTTTGACCACAAAACGTTTCGTATTCGCCATCGGTTCCACTCTCCCCAATTAGGCTATTGTAACGTATTTAGCCAAAACTGATTATATGGGTATAGAATTATGTATTATGAGAAGTGTTAAGGTATAGATGAATCACCAATAACATCTACAGCCAGCATCAGCGTTTGTGATACTCTGTATGTTGTGGTAAATTCTGTGAGGTTGGTTGCTTTCAGTCGCACAGTGTTGTTCACTATGTCAACGTCAAATTCTGCTATAGGATCTTCGGTGGTTGTTAGCACACCGAACTCTGTTGATGTAGCTGTGGTATTGTTATGAGCAACCAGCAGTTCTGTGATTTGGCGCTCGTTGTTGTCTTCGTCTTGTGCTTGAATCACAAACTTTGCACTGCCGAACTTTGTTTTGTCAAATGTAGCAATTACACCAGAACTGGCACTTGATGTTGAATCATCGTATACTACTGTTTGAACATTACCTTTTAACTGAAAGCCGTCATTGAATTTGATACTTTCTGTGGTTTCGTCGTACTCAATGTTTGTGGTACTGGCGCTGATGTTATTTTTTATAAACACCAGTTCATTTTCTACGCCGTTGAGCTCTACTTCGCTTGGAGGTAACCAAGCTCTGTTTCCTGCAGCATCCGATGTTAAGAAGTAACCTTCGCCTTCTGGCGGTACGCTGAGATTTGGTTCTGCGCTGGCAGTGTCGAGAAAAGAGTATCTGTCCGGACTCTTTAGATCGGCTTCGGTGGGTGGTATTGCTTTTACTCTATTACTTAATAATCCAATGCCTCTAGACATCTTCGGTTTCCAGGAGACTCAAACTTAATCTTACATCAGATTGAGGTGTTGGACCGACCGCACGACACTTAATACTGTCATTGGCGTTAACAACGAGTCTTCCTAGAATTGCACTGTTACTTTGATTTCCTCTAATACGAAAATCTCTCACAAGAGGTAGTTCCTTGCCTGTGAGGCTGTTGAAATAACTGAACGTTACGTCATAGTCCTCTGACGAAGTGTTTACCAGTTGAGCATTAATAACAATTGTAGTAATAGTACCAGGACAGGTGTAAATAATTTCATTTACACTTGTAATTACTGTGTTAATCGCTTTAAATGTATTATTAGCCATTCGTTGATCCTTGACTCATATTCTAATGTGCTACTAGGTATTTAGTAGAGTTTTTTCTCCTGAAAACAAAAAGTGGTTCCTTAGTAGAAACCACCGTCTATTTTATGCTCTGTGCCTTCTATTACAATGTCGCCTTTCACAATTAAATCGTTATTGATTGTGGTAGTACCGAAGCTAGAACCAATGTTAATATCAGTACCTTGTCCTGCAAAGTTTACAATTTCCGCTACAGTGTCAATCAAGTTAAATGCTGGATTTTGTGTAGTGATATTATTGACCGAGATAGTACCATCTACACGTAATCTTTCACCTAAGTCTGTTGAATCCGTTGAACCAACAATGATTTGATCCAAGAAAGTCTTGGTTCCTGAAAATTCCTGATCGCCTTCCAAACTAACGAATGCAGTTTCGTCAACATTCAGTCTGTTGTCTATATCTACTTGGAGACCGTCACCAACAACTACCCACTTACGTGTGCCGTTGGGTTCCGAACCTGCAAGGCCAGTTTCTTTGTTAATGCCCCTATTTGGTGATAGTGCTGTATCTGGAACACCCCAGTCTGGTTCGGCGTTCTCTAAGTCAAGAAAATCATAGCGATAATCTTCTGCTAGAGTAGCTGGGGTCTTTTTGACCCGGTTACTTAGTAGTCCAATATTATGCATTTAGTGACTCCAATAAGCTCAGTGTTAACACTAGCGATTCGTTTGCGCTAGCCACTGTTCGTAGACTGTTTGATTCTTCAACTACTAGCTTACCTGTAATAGGGCTGGTAGCATCATTCCCTGGGATTACAAATCCTTTTAACAGTTCAGTTTGGTCCGCTGTGAACGAATCAAAGTGAAGAAAGTCAACTGCTACAGGTGTTTCCGTGATGTTTGAGATCTGCGCCATCAAAATAATCGCAGTCTTGCCTTCTGGAACAGTGTAGACAATTTCGTTAACGTCTGTAATCTCTTGTGTTACTGTTTTAAATACATTTAACGGTTCGGCCATTTTATTTTATCCTCTTATTATTGTAGTGACAATATGTATGGTGTTAATACAGCAAACAGTGATCTATCAAATGTGTCACCTGTGATAGTACCTGTTGCTCGTTCAATAGTCAAGCTGTTACCAATCTTGAAGTCACCTGTCTGGTCCGTACTTGTAAAGTACACCTTACCTTCGTTACTTTCAACAACTTGCTGTTCCTGGATTGGCTGTCCACCTTTGTACGGTACTGCTTCATTAATGTTAGTACCTGAACCTACCCACTCAAACGTCTGTCCTGATGCAGTAATCAAGCTGGTCTGGTGGAATGTGGCTCTTTCGCCAATCTTTGGAATTCCTCCTGAAGCAATGTTAACGTCAAACGTTACTGTGCTTGAGAATCCATGCTGTATTAGGTTTACAATTACCTTAAACAGATCTTCAATTCTGTCTGACTGTGCAGAAGATGCCGCAGGAAGTGATAGATCCTGTGCAACTGCTGTTTGCAACGGACTCAGTTCAATGTTAATAACTGAGTCTTTGCACAACTCTCTTATAAAGTCAAACGTTCTTACAGTAGCTTCCTTAGTTGGTACTGGAATCTGTAGGAATCCGCCATCGAAGTATTGCTCTGCCGCTAGATGCGCCTGTGAGTTACCCAAGTAGAATATATCGTAGCATACTGCATCCACAATATATCTGATATCTCTTTCACATCTTTCTTGTACATATGCATAGTTAGCTTCAATAAACTCTGTAACTGATTGCTTGATTAGAGCCTTTTCATTTTGCAGAGTATTATGTGCTGTTACTAACTTCCTGTTAACCCAACTTAGATCTGGCTGTTCTTCTGGATTAGTAGAATCTGAGCCTTGTGTGTTATCGATCCACTTGATGATAGCTTCAATCAAAGAACCTGCTTTGATCGATGCCGCATCGCCGCTTGGTGATCCGCCTGTGGTATCTTGGGTTTCCACAGTGTTCTTGGCTGTAATGGAAGTGTTGCTGGCAACACTTTCAATTATTTGGCCTAGATACTCATAAGCTGCCTTTGTGGCATTAATTTCTCTAATGCTTCCTAGCTGATTGACACCTTCGTCGGAGAAGTAACTTCTACCCACAACAGTTGTTTCTAGGTTGCCGCCATATGTCAAATCGTAACGCACAGCGTCTACAATGTAGTTAATATCTCTGCGGCACTTGGTTTCTAGATAAGCAAAGTTTTCTTCAATATAAGTAGTAACCTGTTTGACCAAGTCAGCACGCTCACTGATGAACTGATTGAAAATAGCCTGCTTGGTTGTGCTAGTCCAAGTAATAACTGGATAGTCTTCGTCGCCTGTGCTATCATCATCTGGAATCAACTCAATGATGTCTTCGATCAACAGTTTGGTTTGCTCTGCTGCACCTGCTGTTGCGGCTGGACCAGTTAGATCCTGTGCTACACCTACTTGACGTTCTGCGACATCATTATTTAGAGCAACCTGCTCAATCAGTGTTGACAGGAATGTGTATGCTTCGATAGTTGCAGCCTCTTCGTCTGTATTAGTACCAGTAAGCACACCATTAGTATAAGCTCTTGCGGCTACTAGAGTTTCTAGATTGCCGCCATATGTCATGTCGTAGTATACAGCATCTAAAATAAGTCCAAGATCCTCTCTGCACTTAGTTTCATTGTATGTTCCAGATACATCAGGTGTGGTTCCACCGCTTGCAATAAGGTCGATAACTTCTTCAATTAAGAAATCTCTGTTTCTATCAATGTTCTCGCGTGCATTGTAGTATCCTGGTAGATATGTGTCTTCCTCTGGATCATCTGGATTTTCAGGATCATAATTTGTCGGATCCGGAATAACAAACGTATCAGGAACTGCACTAGAGCCGTCATTGATTATTGAATTAATCAAAGCAATGTTTGAGTCAATGCTTGCTTTAGCAGTGTCTGCATCAGTATTTGTTTGAATTATCAACGCCTTAAGCAGTGTTCCGAGATATGTAAACGCTGCCGTTGTTGCCGCTCTCTGTTCTGCTGGCAACACAGTGCCGCTCTGTCTCAAATACGAACGTCCTGCCGTTACTGAACGGAAGTTTGATCCAAATACTAGGTCATAGCTGATTGCATCAATTACCAGTCCAGTGTCTCGCTCACAGGTTGCTCTGTCATAGCCTAG